GGCATTCAAGGCACACAGAAACGGAGATTCGAGAGCCTGTGGGGCTTCAACAATCGTAGTTGGTCAAAGCACCGTCTATGTCAATGGAGCACTATGGGCAGTCGATAACGATCCCAACTCCCATGGAGCCGGTAATCTGGATGCCAATGACACCGAGACGGTGATCATAAATGGCAAGCCAGTGGTTACCCATACTCCGGATCCGGGGCATGTCAGTGATAATCTTACCCATACACCAACAGCAGTACGAACTGCCCAAGGATCTCCGGATGTCTTTGCCTATGGTGGATCTTCAAGTGCCTTCTCTGGTGGGGCCTTCTCTGGTGGAGCATTCTCAACATGACCGGACTAATCGTAAGACACGGCTTCTATTCCAACTCTGCTCCTTCAGAAGATGCCAATCTGGTTGGTTCCATAGAGTGGAATGACGATCATTTGGTGACCGGTAATGTGGAGTGGGCCAATGTGGCCAATTCCCCGGATGGACTAGACAGTATCAGCACGATTTATGACACTACCAATGCTGCCTATACTGCTGCCAATGCTGCCTATACTGCTGCCAACTCTGCCAGCAGACTTGCCCAGAACAGGCAGACATCCAACTACACTCTGGTGGTGGGTGATGCTGGCAAGCACATCTACAGAACCGGAGGGACGATCACTGTTCCTACAGGAGTGTTCTCCAATGGTGATGTGATCATGGTCTTCAACAAGGCCAAGGCAGCAATGACGATTGCAAACACTGGTGGTGGTGCAACCCTGATCCAGCCTGCTGCCAATACCACCGGGAATGTTACCCTTGGGGGCTATGGACTGGCTGCTATCATGTGTGTTGCTAACAACATCAACGAATTCACAGTGTCCGGGGCAGGTATAGAATGAGTGTTGCAGCAGGTTTGATGGCAACATTTGCAAATGCATTCAAGGATATTGAACTAATATGGAGTGAAGCTTCTGCCTATAACAATACAAATTCAGTTATTACTCTTCCGGGAACACTAAAAGAAGGAGATCTTGTTGTATTTTCAACTGTCGTGGATGCTGAAAGCACTGGACTATTCTTTCCATCAGATCAATCTGATGTTCTATGGAGTAGAACTGGTGGAATAAGACTGTGGTGGAGCAATGATTCCCAGCTTGCTTCTGCTGTATATCTAAAAAAGATGGGATCTACTCCCGACACCCAGATAAAAATTGGTGATGTTTGGGCAGCACCAACATATGACCATCAGGCAACTGTAACCATGGTTTTTCGTAATGTTGATAAGGTTACTCCAGTTGATGTTTTGCCACAGACTGCAACGGGGGCAACCGGAGATCCGGATTCACCATCGATCACTACAATAACAGATAAGTGTGTGGCCCTGTCATTTGGATGGCTAGACGATGATATCGTTACATCCGTAACAGCCCCATCCGGGTATGAAAATCTGCTATGGGTCAATGGTGGAGGGATTGCTGAACAATCTGAGAACATTATGGTCTCCACGAAGTACCTGCCAACAGCCGGGGCAGAGAATCCCGGTGCCTACGTAACAAATGGAGATGATTTGTGGTATTCTCTCACAATGGCCCTGAGACCACACTATGGCAGAACCGGAGGAAACCCGACAATACAGGGAAGTGCAAATGCCAGAGGAACACGGTTAACCTCCCAAGCAGTTACATTCAGCCCAGCCCCAGCGGCAGGGGATCTGATTCTTGTATTTGGTACCACCGATAACGGAAGCTGGCAAACTTTTACTGGGGGATATGATCAAGTATACAGTGATAATGGAATGGGTATCGGTGAAACAATCCATGTCAAGGAATCGGATGGAACGGAAACAACATTCACAGCAAGCAATTCGGCCTTTTCTTTAACAGATGCCACTGTACTCATTGCTGTTATCATGAGAGGGGCAAAAATTATTGACAGAGCAACGGCTGGGGGTGACCCCGGTATGCCAAATCCACCGGCATTGTATATGAAGGCAGGAGATATATCATTGATCGTTGGTCATCTTGACGATGATGCAATAACGATGACAGCACCATCTGGATACACATTGATTGATGCCGTAAATGCAAACTATGCCTCATTGACCAATGCATGTTCCATGGGGGTGGCCTATAAGGTAATAACAACAGATGGGGTAGAAGATCCGGGTGTATTCGGAGGTGGTGGAACCGACACGTGGGTAGCAACAACTCTTAGAATCCGATGAGACCGGGGACATCTAAATACTACAATGGTACAGCAAAAAGTAACAAGAATCAATGACTGGAAGGACTTGGACCTGAACTTCACGAAGCACCCGGCAACGGGTGATGTCTCGAAGGTATCTGGTGTCGAGGCTATCAAGAGATCCATTCGTAATCTGGTCCTGTCCAATTTCTACGAAAGACCATTCAGGCCACATATTGGTTCGAATGCTCACAAGCTGCTGTTCGATAACATTAACTCAATGACTGCCACTTTCCTTGAGAACTCAATCCGGGAAGTGATCAGCAACTTCGAGCCGAGAGCTTCCGTAATAGGAGTGAAGGTGAAACAGGTGCCGGATCAAAACGGCTATCAAGCTGCCATTGCTTTTCAGCCTGTCAATCTTCCTGAGCCACTGTTCATAACCCTATTTCTAGAGAGAATCAGATAATGGCCCAAGCCAACACAACACTTCGTATCACTGAACTGGACTTTGACCAGATCAAGACAAACCTGAAAGACTATCTCTCTAACCAGTCCGAGTTTGCCGACTATGACTTTGAGGGTTCTGGTCTGAATGTCCTGCTGGATGTGTTGGCCCGTAACACCCACTACATGGGCTTCTATGTCAACATGGTTGCCAACGAAATGTTTGGTGACACTGCCCAGATCCGTAGATCCGTGGTTTCCCATGCCAAGCATGTGAACTATGAGACCGGATCCATGAAGTCCTCCAAGGCTCTGGTTGACATTCTGGTCACTCCCAATGCCGGATCCGAAGATGCCAATGCCAACGTGGCTGTCCTGTCCAGATACACCAAGTTCCTTTCCACTGCCAAGGATGGTACCAACTACCAGTTCGTGACACTGGGATCCAATACTGCCATCAAGGACAATGGTACATTCTCGTTTGCCAATGTCTGGATCAACCAAGGTGAGGTTGTGACCAAGCAGTATATCATGAACACTGCCCTGAACTCCAAGAGAGAGTTTGCAATCCCTTCAGCCAACTGTGACACCGATACAATTCAGGTGACCGTTCAGGCTTCTGTTTCCAATACCGACAAGACTGTCTATGCCAAGGCAGATGATATCACCCTGATCCAAGGCAACTCAGCCGTATACTGGGTTGAAGAAAACACCCTTGATGATCTGGGACACTACAAGATCTATTTCGGGGATGGCATCATTGGCCAGACCCCTTCAAACAATTCCGTGGTTCTCATAACCTATCTGGACACCAATGGTGACTATGGTAACAAGCTTGGAACCTTTGTGGCCACAGATCCGGTTGGTGGATATTCCTCCAATGTGCAGATCACTGTCCAGTCCAAGTCTGCTGCCGGTGCTGCCAAGGAAACAACTGAGCAGATCAGGTTCCGTGCTCCACTCCATTACACATCCCAGAACCGGGCAGTGACTGTTGATGACTTCAAGCTGCTGATCCTCAGAGACTATCCGAACATCGACTCCGTGGCCGTATGGTCAGGTGCCGACAATGACCCGGTGGTCTATGGTAAGGTATTCATCTCTCTCAAGCCAAGAGAGAACTACCAGATCTCCACAGCCGAAAAGGCACGTATCAAGGATGAGATCATTGCCAGCAGATCCATCATGACCGTGATCCCGGAGATCGTGGATCCTGACTATACCTACCTGATCCTTCGTACCAAGGTATGGTACAACCCGAAGAAGACAACCCTGACAGCAGACCAAATTGGACAGCTTGTCAAGCAGGCTATCCTTGACTACAAGGAAACCGATCTGGAAACCTTCGATGCCGTATTCAGAGAGTCCAAGCTCCACAGAATCATTGACCGGGCAGAAAGATCCATCACGTCTTCCGAGTTCACCGTCTTCCTCCAGAAGAGATTTGAGCTTACCCTTGGCCAGACCAAGACCTATGACGTTGATTTCAAGATGCCTCTCAAGAAGGCAAACTTCCCTGATCAGGCATATTCCTATCCCTCCTTTACGGTTCGTGATACCCAAGGCATTGAACGTAAGGTGTTCTGGGAAGTTATCCCGGACTCGTTTACGGGTGTTGACTCCATCACCATCAATGATCCCGGCACCGGCTATACCGAGGCCCCGGTAGTCACCATCTCAGGTGATGGACTGGGAGCTACGGCTTCAGCCGTTCTTGTCAATGGACGTATCGAATCCATTCTCGTGACCAATCGTGGATCCAACTATTCCAGAGCTACCGTGTCGATCACAGGTGGTGGTAGTGGATCCGGAGCAACTGCAACTGCCGTTCTTGGTGGTCAGGTCGGTGTGCTCAGAACATTCTACTATAACACCAATGGTGAGAAGATCATCGTCAACGAAGATGCTGGTGATATCAGGTTCGACACAGGAGCCATCAC